TATCAGACTTAAAAATAGCATCCACAATGTCATCAGGGTCACCGAACGTTGGGCAAGTAAAGTCGCAAGCCAGTCCTCTAATGTGTGCCGAAGTTGGTTTAGAACCGAGTAATGTATTAAGCTCCAAACAACGATAGCCACTGCTAATAAGTATAGGATTATTATTAAGTAGTTCTCTAACATTTTCCATGCTCCATGCTGTTATTAATAGATTATCTAACACCTCGTCAGATGGTGTATTGTCTATACCCTTTCTTGCTGCTGTCTCGCTAAAAGTTAATTCTTCTACAGTAAAATTAGGAGATGCTTTTATCATTTAGTTAGACCTTTTATCTTTTCCAGTGTCCTTAATCCTGCAATTCCAAGCATAGCAAATACAAGCTCAAGTAGTATTTCTGAATCTATTGTTGGTAATGTTTGTGCTGTTCCATCTAAATGGTCTATCCATGTAGCTAAAGGATGACCAATAAATAACCAAAAGACTCCCAATGCACAAGACCATCCAATAGCAGGTCTCCATCCAGCAACAAATAAATTTTGATGAGCTGCTTCTACTTTATTTATTTCTGTTTGTGATAGTAATATTTTGTTAGCGTTATCAGCAAGAGACTTCTCTATCTCTCTTTTTGCTTTTGCGTTAGCGTTCTTGTCAGGAACAACCTTATCAATTACATTTCCAATTAAAGGTAATAGTGCTTGTATCATTAGTCAATCCATCCATATAGTAAACAAAGTGCAATAGGTGTAACAGGTAATACAGCTAATAAACCTAATCCAATAACAATAGGTTTAAATAATATTTTTTTTAGTTTATCCATTGTTTAAACACAATAGTTACTAATGAGGATATAAATGCAGCGATTGCCATACCTGCCCAAAAGCCACCCTTTCCTTGATTAGCTAGTGCTAACATTGCTTTCATGTCTCTTGAAAGTTCATCTTGGCTTTTCTGTAATTGTTCTATCTGCTCTTTCATTCTTCCAAATTCTTGTGGGTTAATATCAGGCATTATTTATTTCCATACATTTGATTTTGTAAATCTAACAATCCAGAAGTTGATGTTATAGGAGCATATTTTGTAATATAATCTCCTAAATTTTTAATTCCTCTTGGTCTGTTAGATTCATTAGCTATAGTATTAAATAAATTTCTACCAATATTGCTATAGGGTAAAGTTGATATTCCTGTAAGAACTCCTGCTGTACCGTCAATCATTCCTGCTCCCCCACCTAAAAATAATGAAGTTAATCCTCTACCAGTTGTTCCAGAATCAGGAACTTTAGTACCTAAAACAGAAATTCCTTCATCTGAAAATTGTGATAAAGGTAAATCTCCACTAGAATATAATCTTTTTCTCATGCTTTTGTCTCCAGTTTTTACAGCACCAGCTAACGCTTCTGGAGTGAATGTAGCATCTAACCCTCTAGCTTTAGCCATAGCAGTTTCAACTGTTGCAAACCCACCAAATGCTTTATTAGTATCTCTCATTTGTTTTGCAAGTTTTGGATTTTGTCTTTGTAAGTTTGTTTCTAATACTCTAAAAGTATCTTGTAGTGCTTCAAAGTATGCTTGTTCTGAACCTGTTGATTTAGCATATCTACCCATTTTCTTTTTAATGTCTTGTTGTAATCTTTGAATTTGCTTTCCGTTCATAGGTTTAGATGTTTTATCTATTACATCATCAACCACAGTACGAAGTAATTTTATTTGTTTATCATCTAAATCGTTTCCATATTTTCCAACCACTTTATTAAAACTTACACCAATACCTGGCTTTGGTGTAAAAGTCATTTTTTCTGCTATTTCATCATAAGATTTTGTAATAATTTTACGACCAAATGCTTGACCTGGAGTTAATTTAATTCCTTTTTCTTGTAACTCTTTAGCTCCTGATTGTAATTTTGGAGAAATAGCTCTACCGACACCACCTAAAATACCAGAAGTGCCACCACCAATAAGTGAATTTTCAAAAACATCTCTTGGAATATCTGATGTTTCTTCTGCAACACCAGCTCCATACAAACCTCCATAACCTGAACCTTGAATAATGTTTTTACCAATAGTAGCTGCTTTTGTTGCTCCTTTAGCTATTAACCCACCTGGCATAACTATGCCACCAGCAATTTTTGTACCTAATGATAATTCAGGATTTTCTTCAGCAAAATCTTTTTGTTTTTGTCTTAACTCATCTCTTAACTTTTTGTATTCTTCTCCACCAATTTTACCTGTTGTCGCTAATGTTCTTAATCCAGCTTCAATTTCATCAGCATATTCAAATAAAGCTCCACCAGCAAATGACCTTGCTGTTTCAGCAGTTTTATTATATTTTGGTTCTTTTTGAGTAACATTAATAGGGTCTAATAAATATTCAGCAATTTTTTTAGCTTCTTTTTTATTACCTTTTTTTTCAGCATTTTTCATTGCTTTAATTAATTGTTCTTGTTCCATGTATATCCTTTAAAGATTATTAGGAAATTTTTTAATTAATTCTTCCCTATTTTCACTTTTAACTGTATCAACAGAAGTTTCTGGGAGAACATCTAAAAAATCTTGAATTGTAATAGGTTTGTAATCAAAACCAGACAAAGTATTTCCATTCTTATAATAATACTCAACAGCTTCATTTTTTCTTTGTATAGCAATTTTCATTGTTGCTAACAACCTATTAACTCGTTTTAAATTTTCTTCTTCTGGTAAACTAGGGTTATAAGCTCTTTTAATCAATAACTCACCTTCTTCTTTTGCAAATTGAGCACCAAGTGTTTCTCTTAATCCTCTTTGAACCACACCTTCTAACCTTTCTTGTGTTGCAACAGCTTGAGGGTAAAATCTTTCTTTTGCAAAAGGTGGTAAAGCACCAATAAAACCACCTGTAATATCATCACTTGTACTTAATGATTTAGAAACATCCTCTAAATCTAATATTAATTTTTGTGCATCTGATGCTTTATTACCAATAGTCCACTCATTAGCTATTTTTCCAAAATCTTTTGCTTGACCTTCAGCTCCTTTTTCTGCACCTGGAAGCATAGCTGATTGCAATCCTGATGGGTCAGAAGAACTCATTAATTTAACTTGAGTTGCTGCCTTTAAATTAGATTCGTCTGTTAGAGTTAATTCTTCACCTCTCTCTTTTTTAGCATTAATATCAAAAATAATTTTATCCATTTGGTCATCTATGCTTAAAGGTTTTTTAATTGCAAATCTTTGTTTTGTATTTTCATTAATTGCAGCTATTTGTTGTTGTAAGGGAGCACCTCTCAAGTCTGCTAATGTTGGGTCATTTTCTATCATTTTGTTAATAGTTTCTTGTGTTTTATTTCTTTCACCTAAAACTCTTTGGTTTTCTTTAATCTTTGTGTCCATTGCGTATTGGTTTGGTAAGTTTGTAAATGGCACTTGAGCTGCTTGATTAGCATTTAAAAATGCTTTAGCAAGGTAGGGTGTTGAATCTCCATATCCTTGATTTTTAGGTTGTGCAAGATAACTAGCAAGACCAGTAATAAGACCTGAACCAATAGATTGTTTGTTAGCTCTTTCTATTGCTTCTTTTGTAATAAGTTTGTTGTTTAATAAACTTTGTACTTGTCCATTTGGAGCAGCTCCAAAAATGTTCATGTTTCCAAAGTAATCAAATAATCCGTTTGCCATTGTTTTCCCCTATGCTCTTGATATATAATTTCCACCAATGCCTTGATTGCCTTGTGGCAAATTACCTCTCATTACATTAGCTTGTTGTATTTCTAGTCTTTTTCTTTGTTCTGGTGTTAAAGCATTTATTCCCATACCCATTGCCATTTCATTCATAACTGCGTTTGATGGTGCATAATCAGATACTTTAAAATTGTCTAGCAATCCATATTCATATCCACCACCACCTTCATTTGTTCCTGCTATTGGTGTAAAGTTAGGTTGATAGTTTAATTGGTCTGAAGTTAAGGTAGGGTCATAACCACCATTTGTAAATAAATCAGGATTGTCTAAACCAATTGTTTGTGTAGAACCTAAATTGTCAGCAGTCATCATACTTAAATCACCTGTGTAAACATCTGTAGGAGATACTGGTGCATTATATGCAGAGTCCATTAATAAGTTAGGTGTGTTTTCTGGAGTTACTACACTTCCAAATTGTGGTACTCCAACTGATGCAAATGTAGGTGTTGCTCCTAATAAACCTTGTCCTGCTAATGTATTCATACCACCTTGACCTAATGCTGTACCTGCATTTACCCCTGTTGCTGCTGTATTTGCTACACTACTACCTAAATCAAATCCCATGTTATCAAACCCAAATCCAGAGCCAAATCCTTCAGTACCACCAAACATACCACCACTTGCACCACCAACTGCTGCTCCCATTAGTGGGTCTTTACCCATAGCTAAAGAAGTTAATGCACCCATTCCCATTCCTACTAATACTGGAGCTCCCATTATTTACCTCCACCTGATGAAGTTGTAGTTGTATTAACTGGAGCTGGTGCACCATATGCAGCCGATAAATAAGAAGATAATTTGTTGTAAGGTTTATTTTCACCAAACTCAAATCTTGCTATATCTGCATTTAAAGCATCTTTAGCATACTGCTCCTCTGTTTGACCTATTTTAGCTAATTGATTTATGTCTGAATAATCTGCCATAGCCATTTGTGGTGCTAATTGAGCTGCTGACATTTGTCTTTGTGCTTGTGTTTCTGATAATCCACCAAGACCTTGAGCTGCTGATAATCTTTGGTTAAATGTTTGATTAGTAATATCACCTAATCTAGCCACTGCTTGTTCTTGTCTACCTCTTTCAGCACCATAATTACTATATGCTAATTCTGCTGCTCTGTTAGATAAAGCATTTGCTAGGTTTTCTGATGCAGTACCTTCTAACTCACCCATAGCACCTGAACCATACCTACCAGAAGCTGCTGTTCTGCTTCCTATATCTCTTATAGCTTTATTAAATTCTGTGACTACTGGTTTAGCTGCACTTGCCATCATACTAGAAAAATATGGATTACCTGCTGACAAATAATCTCCTCTTGCTGTAGCTTCTGTACCTGCTAAAGCTCCACTAGGTATTCCTCCTGTTAGTGCTGCATAGTTTGATAATGCAGGGTTTACTGCTGATTGCATACCACTAATTGTTGATTGAGCTTGAGGTATTAATGGACTACCAGTTCTTGCTCTATCACCTGCTAAACCTAATGCTTCTGTTGTAGTTGCTGATGCTGGAACATAAGTTGCATCTGGGTAATATTCTGGGGAAGCATCTTCATAAAGATTTTGTGCTTCATCTAAACCATAGGTTATGTATGGCAATATAGCAGGGTCAATATTTTGTGTGGTTGTTTGCGATTGACCACCACCACCTTTGTATTCACGCAATCCAGTAACAGGATTAATTGTTCCTGAACCTCCATGTGCTTTTAGAAGATTAGCTTCCCATGTATTAACATGAGCAAGTTCAGTATCTCCCTCTCTACCTAGTTTGCCTAAATCTTTAGCTAACCAGTTATATAACCATATTTTTAACTTAATCATTCTAGTTTCAACTCCATTAATTGATATTTTTTTTCGTAACCATATAGCCTGTTCCATAATCTAGCTATACTCTCAAATTTAGTAGACCCCTGTATTGCAGTTCCACCATTATGTTTGACCCACTGTTTAAACTGCTCAAACCCTGCTTTGGTGTTTTTACCACCTATATAAGTTATATAAGCTACCCTGTCGTTAGGATAGTTAATCCATTGAACAGTGAGTGCTACATAACACTTATCTTCTTTCATTACTAATAGTAATTGTTGCTGACCTTGTGTAACTAGCAGTTTTAACTGACCTGCTGTAAATTCGTTGTTACCTTTGTCTAATGCTTTTTGTAATAAAGGTTCTGCAAGATACCAAAATCTTTGCACTTGATTCGTAGGCACTACATAGAGTTTCATAAAATTTATCCAACAATGATATAATCCAATTCTACATCACTATGTCCATGATTTCTATGACCTATTACAAAACTGCCTTTGGCTTTTGTTTTGATATAAATGTGGTCTGTCTCTCCTGCTGCATTTGCAGTTCTTGGTGAAAATACAATAACAGAATTAAAACCTGCTCTTTCATTATTAACTGTAGTTTCTGTTCCAGATGTATTTAAAATAACAGTACCACTATTGTTGGTCTTGCCATTCATAGCATTATTAACTACTTCAGATACTAATCTAGCATCTCCCCCTTGATACGGAAGTGTACGATACATTCTAGGCATTATCTATTGCCTTGTGGTTTTATATCTACATCTACTGCCATAGCTGTTGTCCAGTTACCTGTAGGCTGCACATTAAATCTATGATACCTACCTGCACTTCTTAAACTACATCTGCCTTCTGTTGTAGCAGGAACAAATGCACTAAATCCAATAGTATCATCTAACTCTCTACGACTAGCTACGGCAACCTGTGCTGTGCCATTGTCTATTTGTGGTCTGGCTAGTGTAGCTACAGAATTGTAACCAATCTCTACATCCGTTGTAATTAATTGTGGTGTTATAGATTCACCTGTAAATACTACTAATTTATTTGTTTTTGCACCTGCAAATAAAAACTTACCACCTATAAACAATCGTGAATCTAGTGATGCAGGCATAGTGTCTATGTCTGTATAGCCTAAAGAAGATTCTAAAGTTTCTAATGTCTCTCCTAATGTAGCAATAGTGCCTACAACATCTGATTCGGTTTCAGCTCTTGACCATTTTCCTAACTGCCAATTATAAATAATTATTCTTCTGTTACCATCTACATCAGCATAGTTCCATACGACAAGATTTTTAACAGGGTCTATAGCAACACTCATGGTATTTATTTGTGTTAAATCTACTCTACTAAAAAACCATCTATCTACTTTTTCTAATCCTATATTAGTAACTGTTTGACCATCTGTTGAGTAAAATCCATCATCTGATATAAAGAAAGTAATGTTTCCATACCTAGCAACAGAGTTACCTTCCAAACAACCTAATCCACTTGAGATAGTATCAAATTGCCAAAAAAGAGGACTACCTACATACAAACTCACCACCTGTAATAGCTTGAACATTACCACCATCAGGAATTATTTGAAAGTCACTTTGGCTTGTAGCACCAGATACCCAATCAGTTTCATCATTAATATCTGACCATTGCACCTTGTCTGGCTCTGTTCCACCTAACAAATTTCCTGCAAAAACAAAATCACGAATTACAGCAATGTCTTTAGCTATAGGAGCTGCTGCTGCTACATCTGCAAATGTACTTGATACACCTATAGTCCATGCTTGTATTTTTTGCGTATCGTTACAAGCTAATACAACATTACCAAATTGTTCAAACTTCCATGTGCCATTACCACCATATCCACCTGCTTTAGACACATCAGTAAGGTTAAGTGTTGCAATATCTAGTTTAAACAGCTTTGTAGCACCACCTGCAAATACCTCTACATTAGCACCAAACTTTGCTACAAATATATTGTTAATATTTTCACTAGCAGAATTAGAAAAATCTTCTGCACTAGGGAAAGCACCATAACCAATACCAACAGGAAATACATTTTTAGCATCATTTAAACTACCTGCGTTTGCTGGTTGGTCTGGTAGCCAATCTGTAAATTGTAATCTTTTTGTTGTCATATTATAGTTTCATTATGTATGCAAGAGCATAGTAAGGAGGTAAGTTAGCGTTAGTTGCACTTGTTCCTGAAGATGCTGTAGTAAATGAATGAGTATGATTACCAATACTACCTGTTGATTGTCCTGATAATGCTTTCCATTGTTGATACTCGTTATCTCTATCAATATCACCTGTTCCAGCTACTGCCTGAACTAAATAATGTGGTATTGAATGGCTGTGTGAACCTCCTCCGTTAGTTGTTCCTGTGTGAGTGTGAGCAGGTAATGTAGCAGTAGAAGAACCACCTGTTGCATTTACTGCATAAGCGTTACCAGCCCCTACTACAAACCTGTCTTTTAAATTAGGAGTGCCATTACCGCCATCACATATTGCCCAACCACTAGGCACATTTCCTGTAGAACCTGACCATAACATTATCATACCTGTTACAAAAGCATTTCCCCAAGTAGGAGTTGCTGCTGAACCACTAGAAACTAAAACTTGCCCTGAACTACCCGTTGCTCCATCCATTGTTAATGAACCAGTTACATTTAAAGCACCCGTAGTTGCGATTGCCCCACCTGTAATAGCTACAGCATTGGAGTTTTGTGCAGACATAGTTCCTAAAGATGACCATACAGGAGTATTTGTAGAACCAACAGATGTTAAAACTTGTCCGTTAGTACCTAAACTTCCATCTAAATAAACACTACCAGTAATATTAGTAATTCCATTAGAAGTTAATGTGCCATTAGATGTAATTGTGCCAGTGCTAGTCCAACTATCACCACTAGACCCATCTTGCCAATCTTTAATTTGTGCCATTGTTTCACGAATAGCATTGTTGA